GATAAATCCGGGGGCGAACGTCTCCTTGGTGCCGTTGTCCAGGTCGACCACGACGCGAATGCTCTTCCACTTCACGTCGCCTTCGCCGACCAGCTCCTCCTCGATGCGGTTGATCGTGCCCGCCAACTGGGACCTCGTCTGAATCCGCATACCGACATGAAGCTCATCGGGACGTGCGCTGGTGACGTTCGTCTCGAACACGCTCGGGTCGATGTACGACTCCAAGGCCTGCTCGCGCGTGTTGCCGAGGATCTTCGACACGTGCTCGCCGGTCCTCAGCTGCTGGAAACGAGCCTCCTTGTCGTTCTCCGGGGCGTCGAAGTCCTGGAGGAACCGGCGGGCCTCAGCGGTCGCCAGGCGGGTGCGGAAGTCCTTGGACGTGGTGCCAAACGCGTTCTCCTTGAACCAGCGGTTGAGCCGCCGGTCGTTGACCTTCCAGAGCCGTTCGCCGCCTTGCTTGCCGCGGATGCGCTTCTTCAAGACCTTCGCCAGCTCGGCGTCTTCGAGCTCGAGCCGGTTGCGGATGCCTTCCTTGCCGATGAAGTCGAGGAAGACCGTGTCGCCGCGGATCTTCACGTGCCGCCGTTCCAGGTTCGTGGCGCCGTAGGTCTTGACGTCGCCGAGGATCTTGGGCGACGACGGGCGGAGACCCATTTTGCGGACGAGCATGGCCGTGGCGGCCGTGTCCGACTTCACGGCCTCCTCGGACAGCTTCGTGTCGACCTCGTCGATGTGCTGGTCGAGGTGCCTGACGCGCGCGAACTTGGCGGCCGCGCCTTCCTCTGAGAACGCCACGGACTGGATCCGCTGCTTGATGCCTTTCCGGTCACGGCCAACGACCTGGACCGGGGCTTCCGGGTCGTCGCTGACGAAGACGTCCGTCCAGGCGGGCGGGATCTTCGTGTTGGGCCCGAAGCGCTTCTCCCGGTCCTCTTCGCGCATCGGCCGCATCCCCTTGGGGACGTGCAGGAGGTCGAAGCCGATTTCGTCGAGGGCCTGCTTCAGCTGGTGCCGGTTGCTCTGCGGAACCAGCCAGACGCCCCGGTCGCCGTCCCAGATGCCGCCGAGCATCTTGAACATGCCGGGCACGTCGACGAACTGGCCGCGGTCCTTGCCGGACCGGTCCCTCGGGTGGAGGGCTTCGAAGGCCGGATTCTTGTCGACGTGGTGACCGGCGATGCTCGGCATCAGGCGGCGGCCTTGGCCTTGCCGTTCGGCGAGGCGGGCTCAGTGGGCTCCGGGCCAGGGAGCCCGCCGACGGCCATGTTGCCGTCCGGCTGGTCGCTGACCGTGGCGGCCGGGGCGACTTCGCCGCCTTGCTGGGCCTCGAGGAGCTTCTGCTGGCGTTCCATTTCTTCGTCGCGAAGCTTCTTCATGCGCTTGATCTGCTGAGGCGAGTAGTCGGCTTCCTCCCACAAGATCTCCTGCGGGACGCCGATCGACTGCTTCATCGCGAGCGACTGGGACAGGCTGATCGGATCGCGCTTGCCGGGGTGGCGCCAGATGACTTCGGCGTCCTCCATCGTTGACCGGATCTCGTCGTCGTCGGAGCCAGCGAAATCGGGCCGGGTGACTGCGCGCCATTTGAAGGCGAGGCGCATGGCTTCTTCGTGAGGCTCGCCGAAGTCGAGATGCTTGCGCTTGCAACGGAACTCGAGTCCGGTCTCCGCGGCGATCAGGGCGTCACCGCTGATGTTCGCCAGCTTGGCCAGCAGGTAATGCGGCGGGGTGCGCGTCTGGGCGGCGATGTGCTGGACGGCCATGTCGACCATCTCCACGTACTTGCCGAGGTCCGCCGCGGCCAGGTTGGACACCTTGACGTCGGGGTTCTCGAACGCCCACAGGCGGCTGACGGCGGCCCTGAGCTGGGCGGCGTCGCTGACTTCGCCGGTGATCGGGTCCCGGGGCAGCTGCTGGCCGGTCAGAACCCGCTGGGGGAACGCCGCGAACTCGGAGGCGGTCATGGCGTCGAGGAAGAACTTGTTGGCGGCGTCGTTGAGCGCGACCGCGGGCTTCAGGTCGCTGACGCCGCCGGTGAGCAGCTTCGGGTTGTTCTCGAGCGGGATGAGCATGACTTCGCCGACCGGGTTGTCGATGCTCGCGGTCGGGCTGCCCCACTCGCCAGGGCCGAGGTTCTGCGGAAGCTCGAGCCCCAGGCCGACGAGAACTTCGACGTGGCGGCTCTTGCGCCAGGTGACGATGCGCTCCGGCAGGTAGAGGATGCAGACGCCGTCGCCGGACGGGACGTCGACGTAGCTTTTGAGGCCCGCGAGACGGTCGCCGGTGGCTTCGTCGTGGACGACAGCGCACTGGGACGGATGCTCGACGGTGATGAGCGGCTCCGAGTCGGCGTCCTTGGGCGGGCCGACGAGCAGGAAGCTCTTGCCGAGCTTGATGGCTTCGGTGTGCGCCTTCAAGCTCTTGACGTCCATCTTGTTGGCCTGCCAGATCGCCCAGGCCTCTTCGTCGGCTTCGTCTTCCCCGAAGCGGAAGCCGAGGATTTCGAGACGCTCGGCGGCGACGTCGACCGTGAGCGAGCACCAGTTGGTCGCGAACTCTTCGAACTGGTCGCCGAAGGCCTCGTCGAACTTGTCGGTCGCGTACGACAGGCGGTGGTTGCCGTCGTAGTAGTCGTCGTACAGGTCGATGCCTTCGCGGCCTTCTTCGATGAGCTTCAGCAGGTGATCGCGCCACTGGGCGTCTGTCGGCATCAGCGTCCTCTCAGAAGAAGGCCACGCCACTCGGAGGCGGCCGGGTGGTCTTCAGTGTGACGGCGCGCTCGGCCATCATGGCCAGCGACACGCAGGCGTCGATGCGCTCCAGGCTCTTGCGCTTGCTGATCTTCCAGCCGCCGCGGTCCGTGGGCGCCGAGACGGCGGAGAGGCATTGGCGCCGGAAGAGCGGGTCGCCGTCGTGAACGACGCGTTGCTCGAGGATCAGCTCGTAAAGCTCTGTGGAGGCCTGTTCCATGCGGGCTGACTGCGGGAACTCGACCATCGGGAAGCCGCCGTCGAGCATGATCTCTGCCGATTCTCTGAACTGCCACGGGTCGTACGCGATCTCCTGAAGGGCCTGATCGTGCTGAGCGTCGGCGATAAGGATGCCGCGAATGTCGGACACGCCGAAGGTCGGGCCCATTTCCTCGGGCAGCAGGATCTTGTGGTGGACGTGCAGCTTGTTGCCGTGCCATTGGCCGGTGAGGAGCGCGGCCGAGTCCCGGCGGTAGCCGACGTCGACGGCCCTGACGGAAGGGACCCGGGGGTCCCAGACGGGCGTGCCTTTGCAGAGGTCGAACTCGTACGGCTTGATCCAGGCCTCTTCGGATTCTGTCCACTGGTTGAGGTGGAGGCGGCGGAAGATCGACTCGGGAAGGCGGTGCGATTCGCGCTCGAGGTCCGGGGCGGTGATCCAGCTGGACGGATTGGCGGCCTGCCAGCCTTCGGGGTCGTGGACGGTGACGGTCTCCGGGGCCTCGTACCACTTGAACAGGAACGACTCGCGGCGCATCGCCTTGATGCCACCGTCCCTCTGGAGGGCCTTGCCGCGCTCGTACAGGTCGAAGCAGATCGACTGGCGGTCGAACCCGGCCGTGGTGATCGAGACGACGAGAGGGGCTTCACGGGCCAGCTGACCGGTCGTGAGGGCGTAGTACAGCTCCGGGTCCTTGTGGACGTGGAGCTCGTCGATGACGACGCCGGACGGGTTGAGGCCGTAGTTGGTCCCGGCGTCCGCGGCCAGGACGCGGAAGACGCCGTTGTTCGACTTGCAGGTGATGACGTCCTTCTGGACGTTCAGCCAGTCGCGGAGTCGCGGACTGGCCTCCACGAACTCGCGGGCCTGGTTGAAGACGATGCGGGCCTGGTCGCGGGACCCGGCCGCCACGTAAACCTCGGGGCCGTGCTCGCCGGACGCCATGAGCATGTACAGCGCAATCGCCGCGGAGAGGGTGGACTTGCCGTTCTTGCGGCTGATGCCGAGCAGGGCCTCCCGGTAGACGCGCTGGCCGTCGCCGTAGACGAGAAACAGCTCGTCGAGGAACTCGCGCTGCCAAGGCTCTAGGTTGAGCGCCTTACCAGCCCATCTCCCCTTGGTCTGGACGACGTATGACTCGGCGAAGCGGGCTACGCGCGCGCCGACGCCTTTGAAGACCTTGGTCCGGTCGGGCGCTTCCAGCTCCACGAAGTTGCCCTAAATGACCGGGGTGGGCGATTTGGGCGGGTTAGCCGACCACGGTGGCGTCGGTGTAGACCTCATCGACCTCGTCTCCATCGGCGTCGGTGAGGATGACGTTGCCGAGCCCTTCGTCGAGCTCGCGCTTCAGGTTGCGGGCGTGGAGCTCGGCCAGGCCCAGGCGCGTGCGGGCCACGGGTGTGAGGGCGTAGTGCTCGGCCATCTGGAGGAAGAGTTTGGTGGCGTCCTGTTCGATCTTGAGCGCCGGGTGAGGCCGGAGTTGCCCGACGGACCCGCGGACGTAATGGCCGTCCTCCGCGAGAACCCGCTGGGCTTGGCGGATACGGGCGTACTGAGTGCAGAGCTGCTCGAGCACCGGGACGTCGACGCGGTCGATGATGCCGGTTTCGCAGAGCTTGACGACCGAGTCGGCCCAGAACTCCTTGGCGTCGTCCGGCAGATGAGCGGGCGGATCGGCGAGCTCCTGAAGGTCAGGACGCCCGGCGATCAGGACCGGCTCAGGGAGCGGCCGTTTGGACGGGTTGCCTTCCCGGATCCGCTGTTCGATCGGCGTCGGCTTCATGCCCCGCATCGCGCGCTCCTTCTCGGGATCGCCCCGGGTAGGTGTTCATGTCGTCAGAGTCCGGAGTCGCTCCAGCTCTGCATCCCCATGCGTCCGCTCCGCCAACCACTGGGCGACGCTGGCGACCGGCTCGCCGTCTTTGTCGGTCAGGCCGCGCCTGACAGTACCGATCGCCAGGAGCTCCAAGTCGGCGCGAGCCTTCTCGATGTCCTTCCGGAACTGCTTGTTGCGGCCGAGCCATTCTCGGACGACCGAGATCGGGATCCCGGCGTGTTGGGCGGCGAGTTCGTTCGAGGCTCCGGCGCGGACAGCGACGAGAACCTGATCGGCGGTGGGCTTGTGGAAGCGGACCATAGGAAAGGGCGCCCGGAGGCGCCCTTTCAAAGTACGGCTGTGGACGGACGGTTACCGATTCGGGTGCCGCCAGATCACGAGACTGATGCTGAACATCCCTCGTGGAGTGTTGGTGCTGATCACCGCGTCGATGTGATCGCCGAGACGCTCAAACCGAACGTACACGGTTACGCGGCCTTCGCGAGCTCCAGGGCCTTCTCGAAGCCGTTGACGATCAGCGTGTGGTGCTTCACCTCGCCGAACTGGGTCAGCTCGTTCGACGGGTGGCTGTCATTGACGGCGATGACGATATGCACCGCGCCGCCGACCGTGTCCGGGTCGGGCATGATGGCCCCCTCGTACGGGGGCTCCTCCTCGCCGAACACCTCGATGAAGCCCTTGGCGACGAACTTGATCGCCGCGGCGAACACCTCGTCCTGGGCGAGCCAGTCCGTGTCGAGCTCCTCCGACGAGCGGAGGTACTCGTACAGGGCCTCGCCGTCGAGGGTCTCGATGGCGACGATCCCCGCGGCGCAGGCCGAGACGTTCGTGCAGGTCATCTTCGCGACGCCCTCAGAGAGCCTCTCGACCTTGTCCTCGTCGACGTCGTCGCCGTACTCGTCACTCAGGTCGAGCGGGATGTCCTCGCCGAGCGACGCGGTGTCGAACCAGCCGCCGGACACCCACTTCTCCTCGATCTGGGCGTGCGCGAGGCTGCGCTCCAAGGCCTCGGCGACCGTCTTGGGCTTCGTCCAGCCCTTGAACTGCGGGATGGTGCTGGTCATGCGAACTACCTCCTGCTGGTCGGGTTGGTCATTCGTCGGTTGTCCTTCAGTCCGTCCGAAAACGTCACGGGCGCACCCGCATCGACTGGCCGCGCTCCACGATGACCTCGTGACCCGTCTCGCGAACGTGCTTGCGGGCGAACGCAATTGCCCTGCGGGCCGAGCGATCCCCGTCGCCGTGATAGACGACGGTCGAGCCGAGCGGGCAGACGGTGCAGTACGCAAGCGGGCCGGTCACCGTGTGCCACTTAGGCTGGGTCATGGGGTCGGACTCGTCATTCATCTTGGTCCTCGTCGTCGAACAGCTTGGGCGTGGTCCGCTTCACATCCGCGGGAGGCATCCATGTCTCGTCGCGGTTGCCTTTCGGGTTGCTGAATCGTGGCTCGCCGTTCTGAGCCTCGTGCCACTGGGCCTGGTAGTCGTCACCGAGAGCCAGCAGCCAGTCCTTCATCAGCTCGTGGTTCTGCTGGAACATCCGGGTGTCCGGCTGAACCTTGCGCGCGCCCTCCTCGATGAAGTGGTCGACGCCCCGGCCCATCTTGCGGCCAGCCCGGGTGTGCATGTCCTTCGCTTCGTCCGGGATCTCGAGCCGCTCGTGGTAGTCCTCGCTGGCCACCATCGACATGAAGCAGGCGATCCCGTTCTTCTCCGCGGTCGCCATGAGGATCACGGCGTGCGTGGCCTCCATGCCGCCCCACTTGTGCTTCTTCCGCTTG